AACTGCTTTGTCAATATTTACGTCTTTAGAAGATTCTTTACCTGAAACAGCCTGCAAATCTTTTTTGCGTTTTTGTAACTCTAACAAGTCCTTATTTAGGTCTGCCATGTTCTTTATAAATCCTGCGGCAACCTCATATGCTCTTGGATGTTCTGATTGTTTTGCAACTTCAAGAATCTGGTCAATAGCATAACCACCTTTTTTGATTAGTTCTCTAATGTTTTGTCTGGCAAATTCAGTATCAGAATCAACCAAATCTAAAGACGTATTCGCTTCGGCAACAATCACAATATCAGTATTAACTTTTGGTTGGTTGTTTATTTCAATTGGTTCAACGTCAAAAATTTCTGATAGTTTTTCATTTATATTATTCATCATTTAAATTCGGTTATGGTGTCAGAAAATCCAAACTCATCATCTGGCCTTGAATTTAATGGATCAGATTTAGTAACAATTTGTACCGATTGTAAAGGTTTTTCATCTAATGTTTTAACTTTGTATACAGCATTAGAGTAGTCACCAACAACAATGTCATTGACTTCAAGTAGATTGTTTAGTTCTCCAACAATCAAAATACCTAAAGCATTGTTACCAAAATAAATTACTTTGCCTGTTGTATCTTTGTCAGTAACTCTAATTGTTTCTGCGGTGACAAATATGTTATTACCATTAGCATAATCAACAGCAACTTTCTGTGCTGTCTTTTTTTGGTTATCGGTGTATATGTTGGTGATTACAGAACCATATGCGTTAGCTGTATTACTCCAAGCACCAATTAAACCTTTTTGATTGGTCTTAACTGGTGGAAAAATATAACCTTTAACAGTAAAGTCTAAGTCCCAAATAATCAAACGAGTAGATAACATATCACCTTCATACTCAGTAGAAGTACTTACTGAATTTAATATGATTGGCATGTCATAGTTTTTACCCATCTCAGCAATAAAGTCCACATTAACTGTAAAGTCTGGAGTAAAGAACGGTAAAATCTGTTCTATAATTTGTGTGCCATCTTCCGTATTTCTAACGTAGATAGACATTGAAAAATTAAAATCATATGGCACAGGAGCATATTGAGATTTTAAACCTGATGTTGTAGAATAACTAAAATTTTGTAATGTTGTTACTTGTTTTCTTGAAGTGTCATAAGACAAACCTTCAAGGTTAAAAGATATTCTAGGAACAGTAGTTGCAATAGATTTTGTTAAAGTTGGGTCTGACAAAATACGTGTCATGTATTTTTCTTTTGAACCGTAGGTCAAAGGAACTTTAAATCTTTCTTGCTCTTGTCCTTGTTTGTTAAAACGAACAGTAATTATGTCATTAAACAAAGTGCCAAAGGCAACAACAATCTTACGAATTGTTCGGTTATTAAAATGATTATTGCCTAACATTATGCCTCACCAAACGGATTTTTTTCTGTCCAATCAATAATTGCATCAGACTCAGTTTCAATACGTGCATTATCAATTATATCTTCAAACGCATTATTTGTATTATATGTATCAGACGCTAATAGTATTGTTGCTGTAGCGCCCGAATCAACACCTCGAATTGAACCAACAGTAAAGGTTCCATCAACACGATACACATCAAGGTGTGAATTTGGTTGGAAATTATATACAATAGCTTGTGTTGTTGCATTTGCTAATGAGTTGCCAACGTACACAGTTTCACCATTTATAAATTTACCAAATACAGTATCTAATGATATACGAATCTTCGGATAACTTTCAACAATTTGTTCGTCAATTTCTGTGATACCAGTTTCAATAACTTCATTAGAAAATACAAGTTGTTTAAGTTTTAATGAATAAACATAAACGTTGCCGCCACGGCCACGACCTAATGTATAGAACATTGCTTGGTCATTTTCATGTTCAACAAAACTAATCTCAAAGAAATTTTGTATAAAAGGAACGTAAATTAAATCGCCTTCATTTGGTCGAATCTGTGTCGGCACAGTCGCAGCAAATCTTCTACGTGATACTAATAGTGTCAGTTCATCTCTAATTTCTAAACCAAACTTAGAGATGAAATCTTGTTCGCCTTCCATACCTGTAACATTTTCAAGGTACATTTCTAGTGGATAGGCCTTACGGTATTCTTTTACTGTATTCTCACCATATAACAAATCGTCTTGTGACGTATTCATCCTAGGCATGTAAAATACATCCATGCCATGAATCTGCATAGACTCAATAACAAGGTCCTCAATCAGAAGTTGTTCTGATGTTACTTGTTTCGCAGGAAAATTATTAAAATATAGATTGGTTGGCATTTATTAACCAATAAAGATTTCACTAGGCATACTGCTCATAGTGTACATTTCTTCTTCTATCTTTTCAATTTCATCGTGTGCTTCTTGCATAATACGTGGACCATCCAACGTAACACCGCCTGGCAATTGAACGCCGGCAAACTTACTTAGGTTAGAACCCCATTGGTATTTAATTTTTTCAGTAGCATATCTCTTTAACCAACGGTCATCCCAAACCTCAGAGACACCATCCATGGTCATAACAACACCAGAATCATTTGCAGTTGGAGCACTAGCAACAATCAATTGTGTTGGTGATAAAATATTTCTGACTTGTAAACTCTGATTTGCAAAGTTAACAAAATCTCCCTCAAGTATTTCTTGGTCAAACTTGGTGTTTGTACCATTAATTGTTGTGTTACCACTTACCAATTGTGTGGTACCGGTGAGTGTGCGGTTGTCAGGCTGTAATTTTCTATAACATTCCATAACAACATATTCACCCAAATTTACATCCTTTGACCAATCAACATCAAGCATTAGTCTATTTTGTCTACGATTAAATCTAAACTGTGGAGTACCAGAGAACAACAAATTTAATGTTTGAATGTGTTGCATTGTAATTTCATACGATACATATGAAACAGAAGTAAAGTCATATAAGTCATGTAAACGTAATTGATAACGTAAATCAAACATGTTTACTGAAGAAGACGAATCATCAAACGGCATTACACTAATAACCGAATTTACGGCATCAGGACAATAAATCCATCGGCGGTCTATGTCTGCTTGAGTAATCTTGTGCTTCATATACATTCTTTCGCTGCCATCATAATGGTAGTCATAATAGAACGCTAAAGCATCATCAATACGGTCTTCTACTTGGTCATCATCAACGTTAATGTCAATAACTGGCCAACCCAGTCTACGTAGGCAATAGTCTTTAAATTGTTTTCTTGTTTGAGGCGCAGCCATATAATACCCTTAGAATGAACCGTAGTAGTAAAGTTTAACCAAAGATGTACCAGAAACCACGTTTGCAGCAGCAACAACACGACCATATGCGTCAACCCGAACTTGATTAAATGTTCCTACGTTTGCGATGCCAGAAGTTGATAATCGTGCAACGTTTAATGTTCCTGCATTTATATTATTTGCGTCTTGATAATATGTACCAGCTTGGCCATCCAGCAAGTCAGCATCTAAACCAGAGCCAGCACCATCAACTGCAATTAAAAAGTTTAAAAGTTGTGTATTAGAGATTGCGCCTGTTTGGCCACCAACTGTAGTAATTTTTGCATCAGTATATGTTGTCGAAATCGAACTACCTTGCCATGTACCTGTTTGAACTGTACCAACGTTAGATGTTGTAGCGGTGATAGAACTAACAGCAAGTGGCGCTAATCTAAATGAAGCGTTTGAAGTATCAATAAAAACTGATAGGTCAGGTTCTGGTTTATAGCCATCAAAGAATTTCCAAAAACCATCAGTTTCGTCACGGAACAAACCTGTATGTTGATATGAACCATTACTATATGCGGCAACAAAACCTAAATCGGGATATGTGTTTTTACTTAAACCATGGTTCAAGTAAATCATGTTGTCTTCGATGCTTAAGTTATCTGCATTAAGTGTTTGAACATTACCAGAAACGGTCAAGTTACCTGTAACAACCACGCTACCATCGATTGTACCACCAGCAGAAGCAAATCTTGTATTTGCAAAATTATAAGCAGACGTTAAATGTGATTCTCGTGCTAAAGGTACACCACCAGGAGTTGAACCATCATGTGCAACTACTACCCTTTTATCGGTATCATAACTAATCTCACCAGACGCACCGGTAAACGCAGTAGTCTGTGATGTATTACCTCGTCTAAGTTGTAAAATTGTTGGCATATATTTCTCTCTTTATCTCTATTTATATCAGGTGTTTAGGTCAAATGTGACGTAACTACCAACTGGATCCATACAGTCATAAACTGGTGTAATTATAACACTGAAAGCGTCTACTGCCTGGTCAAAAGGAGTTTCGGCCGTAACATTGTCTGGACCTGTCCGCAAATCTTTACTTGATAGTGTGCCATAAATTGTGGTTAATGATGACCTTGGATACCCTGCGCTGGCACCTGAAGAAGAACCCATAGACACAGCATTAGCAAACGTAATTCTGCCTTGCGTATCGATTGTAATAACTGGAACTGAATTTGCACTACCATATGTTCCTGCGGTAACACCTGTACTTGTTAACTGTACATTAATGCTGGTAGCAGTAGCATTAGATGAAAGTGTAACTCCATTACCTGAAGTTAATTGTAAATTTGTTTGTTTATTGTTTGCAGATAATGTAACACCATTAACTGTAATGTTTGAGAAGGCAAGTTGCGAAGAAGTATTCGATAAATTATAAGCATTTTGAGCAACAATAAGTGCTGTATTACCTTTTTCAAACGCACCTTGAGCAGAAAGTATAGCACTATTTGCTTGTGTAAATCCTGCTTGTGCAAATGCGGCATTAGCATAAGATGTGCCATTTAGGCCATCAAGTAAGTCGGCATCAAGTCCTGAACCAACACCATGGTTACCAGCATGCCATACAGTATATTCAGTGCCGCCTGTGCCTGATGTGGCGTCTTTATATGAAATCTTAACACCATTTTTATATGGTGACTGAAGTACTAAAAAGTCGTCCGCATCATTAGCAACACCAATAACCAACTTGTTAGATTCACCAGTAGAACCATCAATACCCATTGGATGGAACTGAATGTAACCATAGTCTGTTGGGTGGTTAATGTTAACACCATTCTTCTCTGACTGGAAGAAAATACCACTACGACCTACATCGTTACCTTTAAGAATTATGTTGGTGCCGTTTGCTCTCCAACCTGCATAGTCACCACTGCCTGGATCCAAACTGCCTTCAACAGTAATACCACCAAGTGATACTACGTTACCAGCATATAAGTTACCAGAAACACCAACACCGCCAGTAACTATTAATGCTCCGGTTGTATTCGAGGTAGATGCTGTTGTATTAGCAACTACAATCCGTGTTGCTGAGTTTACTGTAAGTACT